AGCGGCCCTCCTCGTCTCCTTCATTAGCTAGCGAGGCAGCATAGAACTCCAGGGGGTAGTGGGCCTTGAGCCATGCACACCACAGGCCGAGTATGCTGTAGGAAACTGAGTGGGCATAGACAAATGCATAGGTCCCCGAAGTGACAAGGCGCTTCCATATGCGCTGCGCTGTCTTCTCGTCGATGCCATGGAGCCGTGCAGCTCCCTCCACGAACGTAGACATCGAAACGTTGAAGGCGGCCTCGCCGATCTTCTTGGCGATGATCCGCCGGATCTCGTTCGCGTTCGTCCAATCGAACCCGCCTACCTCTCGGACGATCTGTAGGATCTGCTCCTGATATATGATCTGGCCGCGCGTGTGAGCTGTGATCTGATCAGTGATCGGGTGAAAGCGCTCCGGCTTCCGGCGTCCGTGCTTGACGTCGCAGTATTCCGCCGTAGTACCAGAGAACAATGGACCCGGGCGGCTGAGTGCGTTGATGTCGACGACTTCCCCAAACGTATCTGGAGATACATCACGATTGACAAGTCGGGTTGCTCGACCCTCAAACTGAAAAATTCCTGTGACGTCGCCGTGCTTGAAGATCGCCAGTGACTCGGGGTCATCGTCAGGAATCGCATACAGATCCTCCAGGGTAAGGCCGGCCATCTCGAGGCAGTTGGCGATGATGCCCATCGTCTTGAGACCGAGTAGGTCCATCTTGATCATTCCGGCGTACTCAACGTCGTACTTGTCAATGCTCAGAACGGAGCGGCCGTCCCGATCGTACACGGAGCACACATCGGTCAGGGGCGTGTTCGATACGATCAGCCCGGCCGCGTGAATGCTCATCCCCCGAACGTTGCCCTCAAGCCGCGTCGCCTGCATAATCTTCGGGAACTGGTCGGCGATCGCCGATGCCGAAGGGAACATTGCAAACGTGTCCTGGAGGGACGAGCTGAACCGGGAGTCACCACCCGAACGCTCGATAATGCGTTCGCTGACGGCCTTTTTGGCCCAGTGGGGTATCTGGTAGACTCGGCATGTATCATCGAGACTATTCTTTCCCCGATAGCGGACAAAGTTGGCCACAGTACCGACGCACTCATCACCATATCGAGCGGCCATGTACTCTCGTACTTCGTGCCGTCGCTCGTCTGATATGTCAAGGTCAATGTCGGGCGGGTCGGTTCGGGTGACATCGATGAACCTCTCGAACAGGAGATGCGGGTAGCGAATGGGGTCAACCTCGGTGATACGGATGAGCCAGCTGACCACGCTCGCCGCGACGGAGCCGCGCCCCGGCCCCATCGGGATCCCCGAGTCCTTAGCCCAGCGCACCATATCGCTCGTGGCGAGGAAAAAGTCTGCGTAATCCTTTTCGACGATGAGGCCCATCTCATAGCGGACCCGTCCGGCGTACCAGTCTTGTTCCGCCTGCGGCCGCTCGTTGACACGCCGGTACATCCATCCGAACCGGCACCACTGCCACAGTAGCTCTTCAGAGCTGACCGAAAGGATCCCGGAAGGAATGTTCCTGCCTACTCGGCCGGTCATAAACACCCATCTCTTTCAGCTGAACGGAGGTAGCAGCGATGATCTTGAGGACTAGGAGGGCCGCTAGCTCGTTGATCGGCCGGCCGAGCGGCCAGGTGCGAAGAGTATCCACGGCCACTCTGAACTGCGGCATAAGCTGTTCAAGGTCTTCTTCCGTCACATCGACGACCGGGCGCTTTACCATCGTACATACCCGTGAATGATCAGGCTAAGGATAACGAACAGGGAGGTAGACGATCCGAACACCACCAATGTACACACTATTAGCTGGGCGCCGATTATCTTCAGGTAAGGCGACAGGGCACGGGCGCGCTCGCGTATCACTCGTCGTCCAGACAGTTAGCCCAGCTCGCCGCCATAGCGGAAAGCTGGATCAGTTCCTTCTTCAGCTCGGTCCGGTTGCCCTGGTCGTACGTGGTGGCCTTGCACACCTCTCCGAATTCCTCGCCGAGGATACCCAGCCGCTCTACTAGCGGCAGCACCGGGTTGATCATGGCGTGATCGCCGTGCTTCATCCAGGAGCGAAGGACTTCATCCTCGATCTCGTTGAGGATATTGGCAGAAAGATTGGGGTTTATATCCATGGCTCTAGGTCCTCGTTCTGGATCGGGTAACGAAGCTTCTCCGCCTTAGGTAGCGTCACGTCGCACATTCCAGCTATCTCAGCAGTAGCCAGGATAGCCTGCGTAGCCTGTCGGCCAGTGAGTCCGGTCTTTCGGAGACGATCAAGCAGTTCAGATTCACTCTCGGGCAGAGTGAGAGGCACATCGTAGTTCCATTCCCGCATCGCATCGTCTACCGATGCCTTCCCACGATGGACTGCATGCAAAACGGCTTGCATCTCAGAGTCCTCCATCGTAGGGTAGTGGACGTCGAAGGTGACGACAAGCGGTATCCCCATCTCGCGGCTCAGCTCGGCGTACGCCTGGTTCATGGCGCAGGTACGCGGTAGTTCCCAGAACGGCTGGATCTCGATAAAATAACGGTCGTCGAAGAGTCTGGCGAATCTTCCGGCCACTCGTCGGGCCGCTTGAAAGTCAGGGTCGTCGTTATGCTCAGGAGTTCCTTTCCCTCCAAGAAGGGAACAAGCGAGGAGACTTCCGGAGCAACCCGAAAGAGCGACAACGCCCCCGGCATTTGCTGCAAGGTTACCCCCGGATACTGTAGGGTGATAATAGTAATCTCGATACGATCCCTCAACGATTTTATTGAGGTTTCGATAGCCAGCGCTGGTGGCAGCGAGGAGCGTGAGGTGGTGCTTGTAGGGTCCTCGTTCTCCCTCGGTGACTGGTCCACAGTACGCCTCCAAACCGAAGATCGGCTTGATGCCCGCCTTGAGAGCGGCCTTCTCGAACTGGAAATGTGACGATACATTCCCGTGCTCCGTGAGGGCCTGGGCTGTGTACCCCAGCTCAGCCGCCCGTGCGACGTGCTGAGCTGGGGTCCCGTAACCATCACCGAATGAGAACGTAAAGAGTGGTGATGTAGGCTAACTGCTCGCATACTCACCGGGCACCACCTCCGTTCTTGGGACGACGTCCCTCCCACGGCCGGTCCCTGACCGCCCGTTCCGACTGGGCCGCTCGGGATAGCGATCCGCTTCTCCACTGACTCTTCGCCATCTTCGAGGCTTCGGCTCTACGCTCTAGAGTCCAGCCCTTCTTGATGCCTTCCGCTCGCTTATCGGCTTGCTCGCGCTTCAGCCATTCCGCTCGATCGTACTCTTGGTGGCACAAGCGGCACATCAGTATGTAGTTGTCTGTGTCTGCCGGATCCGTATCGTGTATCCATGCCCAGTCACGAGCTTGGTCATCGCAATGCCAGCATCCGTAATCAGAAGCCTTGCCGAATCTTACCCGTACCGCCCTATGGTACCTCTGGTACAGAGGGCTGTCAACTAGAGGCATCTGGTGGAGCGAGACTGCTCTCATAGCTCCTGGTATCCGGTGTCGACGTAACCCGGCTTGCGTGTAGACGTCCACCCGCTCCCGCCACAGTCGCCGCACTTGACGATATTGGCCTGCGGGCTACCCATTGTATACTGGCCGCGGACGACCATGCGTAGGTGACGCGGAATAGGGATCCGCCCCTGCTCGGGGTGGATGTACTGGGCTCCGTACGTACAGCTCTTGCACCGGATCTCGTCGAATGCCGGGTTCTCAAACCGGCGCGTCGTCAGTCGCGAGCGGGAGGCGAACGGAGTCCACACGATGAAGGTGATCAGGGCGAGCAGCGGTACCCCGATGCATACGCCGACAAGGAATAGGGTCACTGGTATTCCTTGCCATGCCCCGGATCGCCCCAGTCGCCCCACTGGCTCTCTCCAGATCGCAGGTAGAACCCGACGTAGTTGATCAGGTCGAAGGCAGAGTCGTCGTGCCGCTGACCCCGGATCCAGCCCCGGTACCACAGCCGCTCAAACTTCTTGCGTATGTCCGTGAGGATGCCCATCATCCCCGACCGGCGCCAGGTACCGCCCTCGGGGTCCCACGGCCGGTCGCACATTATCCGTAGGCAGGGAAGGAAAACCTCTACCAACTGATCTACGGCATCTGGCGTGGGCTTGAGTCCACAAGAATGCATGTATGCCCTCGCGGCGGAGTTGAGTTCGTCTCTCTCGCTCGTAGTGATGGACGTCTCGTCTTCGCTGATCGGTACGCCAGCCTGACCGTCGACGCCGACAACTGAATGCATCTGCCCTACCACGCGCCCTCCTCTGCCAGGTGGTGCTTCCGGTAATGGCGACGGTACGCGGCAGCCGTGCGGAACCTGCTGCCGGTCGCCCAGCCCGGCTTGAGGACGCCGCAGAACCATTGGGTGATCCGGCCTGCTTTTCCGTCCTCGCGCATCTGCCAAGGGCAGTAGAAGAACGTACCGCCGCGCCGGGGCTCGGGTACCGACGCGCTCACGCGCCCGGCTCCTTCCGGGCGGCGCCCTCCATCATCGGCTCGAGCGGGTTGATGTCGAGCCAGACTTCCCGTCGGTCCCCGCTCGCGTAGTGCGCCTCGACCCGGTCCCGGATGACGCAGTGGCGGTCGGTGGCCGCACGGAACTGGCATCGTCCGGTCTGATAGCAGATCGGCTTGAACAACCGAGTGATTTCCGCCTGCTGCCAGCTGTCGGCCGGCGGCCCGTAGTCCGCGATGGCCTTGATCATCTCGTGCCACACCCGCTTCCACTCCCACTGGGCCTGCGAGCATAGCCGCATCCCGGCGTGCGGGAGGAGGTTACGTAGGTTGGTCTTGTAGTGCACGCGGGTCGCCGTGTTCAGCGGAAGGATCCCCCGGGCGTCCTCGGCCGGAATACCGGCGTCGACCAGCGTGTTATATGCATGCCCCATCATACTGACCGTCTGGTTCCATATCACCCGCTTCGGATCGTCCCACTTGAGCCGGGCAATGCTCGGCGGCATAACAACCTCGGTCCATGCGTCTTCCTTGACGGCGAACCGGAGGGACTCGGCCACGTACACGGCCGTTCGCTGGCGCATCAGCTGGTCCATCCAGGCGCGCGTGACGCCCTCGAACAAGAAGTGAAGGTCGATCCACTCCAGAGGTGCCTCCAGTGCGGTCTTCGTCATGTCGTCGAACCATCGGAGCGCGATGTTCTGGGATATCTCCCGGTAGTCGTGAACCGGGACACCCTCGTACAGCCGGGCCGCGCTCGCGAGCCGGAGCAGTGGGCTGTCCGTCATGTACAGCAGCGTGACCCGGGGCTCGATATCCCCTCCGTCCGCTCGCTCGGTGGGCTGTGCCCGGTACATCGCTACGTCCGCCCAGCGTGCTATCTCCTTGCCAGGCTCGGTCAGGTTCCAAGTGCTTTCGTCATCAAACCGGAATTTGTTCATACGATACCCCCTAGATCCCCCGATCGCTTCATGCTCGCGATCGCGTTGTATGTATCCCAGTAGGCCGTGTCGACCCAAGTCTCGTTCTTCCATGCGCCGAAGCGGCCTGTCCGCAGCACATGGGGGTAGCAGTTGCAGTTGGTGCTGATCGGCTTCCGGATCCTCGTGGCGCTACTGGGCGCCTTGCTAACGAGCCATTCCGTAACCGGCACACCGAACACCATTGACGAGCGAACCCAGGGTGCATGCTCGCCCGCATTGAATATGATCGTGTCGGGCGGCTGGTTCGGATAGGAGGTGTATGGGGTAACGGCAACTTCCTGGGATCTGAACTGATGTTCGCCCCCACCGATCATCTGTCCCGAACGGCACATGCTCCGCGCGCTCGCCGTGCTGACCACGAGGTCGGCCCGCTCGTGCAATGTAGCTAGCTCGGATCCCTTCACGTGATGCGGGATGATCATGTCGCTGTAGGCGGCCCAGAGCCGCTCGTACGTCTCCCGGTGATCCCAGGCGTGATAGTACGGCTGGAGTATGTCCCCGTTGATGCCGATATTGACATCACCGTACAGCTTGTAACGGTAGTCCAGGATGCCCCCTCCAATCACGATCTGGTGGATCGTTCCGTCCGGATGGCTGGTGTTTATTCCCGGAATGGGACGCTGCATCAGTAGCGGCCCGCGCTGCTCCGTCTTCCCGGAGGAAGACAGTATCTCTACCTCGGCTCCGTGCCCGCTCGCGGCGTGCGCGGCGGCCAGTCCGGCCGGCCCGCATCCGATGATGATAACCTTCAACTCTCTCCTTCCCTCAGGGCCCTGCTCGGTCTCCGCGTTCGGAGGGTATCCCGCAGGAGGTCCGTTCGTCGGTGAACCCCGAGCAGGACGCTCAGGGAAGGCTAGAACGGCGGCTCGTCATCGTAGCCGGATGCCTTGGCCTTGCCGCGCGCCGGCTTCGCGGCGGCCTTGGGGGCGGGCTTCCGGGTTGATGACTTGGTAGCGGCAGGCTTGGAGGGAGCGGCACGCTTCGTAGCAGGCGACGCCGTACCCTTGCCAGACGCAGCCCGCCGCGTGCGGGCCGGGGGAGGGGGCTCCTCCTCTTCCTCCTCCTCGTATTCCTCTTCCTCCAGCTCCTCCTCGTCCAGCTCCTCCTCGTCCAGCTCTTCCTCGTCCTCGTCGTCCTCGGGCTCGTCCATCCACTCGGCGACGCGGACCTGGAACGCGCCATTGTAGCGCTCCCGGCCGGTTACGATGGCGCAGCGGGAGTCCTCGCCCGGCGACCACTTGCCGATCTTGGTGATCGGGGCGCCGACGTTGTCGTCCTCCGCCGCGAGCATGGTCTGCTTGGCGAACATACGGACGGTCAGGCCGAACTGGTTGAAGAACGGCGCCCACTTAAACTTGGACTTGGTGGTGAGGGCGAGGTTCTCCCAGACCGGAAGGCCGTTGTAGTCCTCCTCGTCGCCGGTGTTCCCGTCAGCCACGAACAACACCTTGATCATTCGGTCGCCGGCCTGCGTTTCCGTCAGCCAGGCCGACTTGACGTATCCGACGAGCACGGTGTCCTTCGGCGGGATCTCGCCATCGTACCGCTCGTATCGAGTGTCGTCGTACTCGGCATTCTCGAGCTCGTCAATGTCAAGCTCGTCATCATCAATCTTGAGCCGTGGCACTACCTGCCTCCTCTATTTCTGCATCGGTAAACCATCGGTAGCGGGCCGCTCGGATTAGCCTACTCCCCTCCGCCTGGGACGGAGCGATAGACTCCGCTACTTTAACGTACCGGCCGCCCCTATCCGGTAGGAAGCCCGGAAGCGGCCAGGGGAACTGGGTGTCATCTGTCACTCTTACCCCCGGATGCGGCCCGCCTTCCGTTTTGATGAAGAATACCTCTGCCATCTCACTCCCCTAGGGCGAGGGCGAGCGAGCGATCAGCCAGTCCGATCGTCGCCTCGATCATCTTGTCGACCCGTGCCCGCTCGTGAAGGAGATCAGCCCGTACCGTGTGCATGTCCGAGGCGCCCTGGTAGTGTCGCATCAGTGCGTCAAGCAGGGCGCGTGCGATGTCGTTCGGAATCACCATGGTTGGATTGGCGGTTACGAACGGCTCCGCTGTGTCGAAGCGGTTGAACCCCTCCTCGGTGAAATGCATTATCGAACGCTCTTCGTGGCTATGCTGCATAACGATAGCGATCGCTACGGCGTCGCTCGTGAAGGCGAAGTTGTCGTTCACGAGCACCTTGATCTCACTCACCAGGTTGCTCCGTGTTCGCCTTTTCGACTTCTTCCTTGACTTCGTCTAGCTGGCGGAAGAACGGTTCCCCATTGGCCCTAGCAGCGTACTCCGCCGCCTTACGCTTGTCCTCCTCGGCCTGCTTCTTCTGGGCGATGACCTCGGGTGGTTCCTTTCCCTCGGCCATATCGAGTAGCTCGTCGTGGTGATTGATCGGCTGGCGAGTCCGCTCGTCGAACAGCCCCACCTTCACGAATTGGAGCCCTAGCCGACGTAGCCGAATCTCGGTCGCTGCTATCTCATGCGTGACCCGGTTCAGCAGCGCTTGCCGCTCCCCCTCATTCATTGCCACTGGGTTCCTCCTTCACGAACACGGACATGCGGATGAGTAACTGTTCCTCATGGCACGGGGGTGTGATGTACTCCTCGCTCCACGTTTTGTCCATCGGCTTCTCGCCGTCCACCATGACGCCGTCCGGTAGTGAGTCAACGAGCATGATCTCGACGGCCGTCTCAACGGCCTCGATACTGAACTTGGCCGTGGTTGACTTACGGAGCGGGACTATCATGACGAACTGCTGGCCGTCGAAGCCGGACGCCGGGCCGAACAGCGTCATGTCCGGCTCACTCATCGTCGTCTTCCTGGTCTTCGTCTTCCTGGTCTTCGTCTTCCTCAAACTCGTTGGGTACGCCGTTCTTGATGGCCTGATTGATGGCGTCGATCATATCGGCCATCGCCTCGTACTCGCCGAACCCCACATCCCACCAGCGTCCGAGCGCCTGGTAGCGGTCCTTGGCCGCGACGTATGGACCCCACGGCTGCGCAAGCGCCCGACGTACCTCGTTGCCGTGCTTGTCCTTGGTGACCTGGTACCAGAGGTTGACGTCGGTCTGGGCCCGGATATAGTTGCATATCTCGTACCCCTTCCCGGTGATAGCCGGCAGGACGATGTCCTCGCCCTCCTCGTCCTCCTTGTACATCTCGGTGCAGATGAAGATGACGTTGTATGGCGCGTCGATCAGGGAGTCGACGAACCGCTTGAAGTAGTTCTGCCACTTCTGGTGATCTTGGATCGCCGGGATGTCGAGGTCACGATGTCTGTTGTCCTGTTTGATCTTCCTCAGGATCCAGCGGATCATGAGCACCTGCATCTTGGTCAGGCTGTCGAAGATGACCCAGTCATCCGCCCCGTAGTGCTCGTCGCAGTACCTCTTCGCGGCGACCACGCGCTCCCAGGTAGGCGTACGGATCAGCTTCGCCTTGGACCCGGACTGGCGGGCGGCGATGACACCCTTCTCGGTACTCACGAACACCGCATTCGGGGCGCCGCC